ACCGACGCGCCGAGTTTGACAAGGTAGCTATCCAAAATATTGTCAGCCATCTATTTGCCTTTCAACGCGTCGCGTATTAATTGTTCGTTGGCCTCTTTAACGTCCAGAACTTCCTGAATATCTAAAAGGTCGATAAAGCTATATGTCCCATCAAACGTTTCGTGGTGCTTCCACATACCCGCCATAACAGGGCGGAATAAGAACTCATCAACGTTTTTCAGACCATAGAAATTTATTGATAGTTCACCGTTTCCTGAATGGCGGACTTCATGGCATTCCAGTTCTCCTCTGCGAAAAAAGGGAGCAGATTCACGTTGTAACTCGCCTGTTGAAGGATGTAAAAGGCATTGGGATTATTCGCAATGCTTGGGTCGAAAATATGCTCACCATCAAATAAAGGAATGTAGTTTACGTTATCCCCTACTTGCGTTTCATAGCTAACCACGGAAAGCAATTCTTTTTGCATCAACGCGTCGTCTTCCGTAGACAATCCGCCCAGACCGCAAGCCACAGCTTTAGCCTTCTCCTGATTCTTCTCGCCGTTCAGAGTGAACATGATTTTATGGATAAGCCGTGCGCCTACATCCGCCTTAATAAGGCCAATGCGATAGTTCCTGCCATTGACCTGAACGGTAGTAAATTCCTGTGTTCCTGCCACGATTGATTCTCCTTAGTTCCTTTTACTCACTGACAATACTTTGAGCCATTAACGTCCACGTAACCATTGCGCCAGTTTTTCCATACACCTTATCAGGTACTTTTTGCGGGCTGATGCCGGTGCAAGTATGCTGCGTCCCGTCAACCGTATTGACCCAGTACAAACTCGCTGCCGTCCAGTCGCTAATATCCCCTGAGTTGAATGCTGTTTCGAGATACGTGTACCAAGATAGAAGACTCTTATGCACGCTAGAAGTCTGCTGCATCTCGATAGCAATAGTACCGTTCGGAGCGGCAATTGCCGAAGTCATTACTGCGCCGTCGGCAGAAACATTATTTTCGGATACATTATCCGTTTTCGCAAATGTAATTTGTCCAGCGCCTAAAGTGGTAATCCCCAGGCTAATAGCATTGCTAGTATTAGGGAGATTGAGCGTTCCGATTCCGTCTTTGATAGCATAGGATGTGTTTGCCATAAATTATCTCCTTACTGTTGCACGTTGATTGTGATCGACACAGAGCGGCCAGAACCGGCCCCAATAATGGCGATCTGGATTGGCATCATCTTGTGTGCCGCACGATCAGCAGCAGACTGATTTTTGAATAAGTCGGAACCGACTTTGTATCCATTAGGTAAGCTTGAACCATCGCTAATTCCGAGAATCTTTATTGTTTGCCCAGTCCACGTTCCACCGGCAAGAAATCCGATGTTAACCATGCTTGCGCACGCATTAACCGCAGCGGTGTTAATAATCTTTTGCCCGGAATCTGTTTGCGGAATTTTCTTCGCCGCCGCGAAAGCATTAGCGACATTGTACTGGATATTGGAGACGAGATAATCGAGGAACAATTGCTCGTCAGGAGTTTTACCGTCTCCACCGTTTCCAGGCCACAGACTCTTAAAACTGTTCTCTATGGAGATATAGGCATTTCCGTTTTCCGCCGTAAGAGTATTAAGACTTGTCTGCCCATTAGGCATGGGCTCAGTCGTAATATCCGTCAGCGTTTTGTAGTACAAACTGAATGCACTATCGTCCTCGCCGGTATTTAGGCCCATCATCTGCCCCATAATAGCGGCGGCTTGATAGGGATTGTCGAGATAAACTCCACTCTGCGTTGTCGTATACGATCCGAAGTTGCGCCCAACAGAAGCCGCGCTAAGCGTCTCGAATACGTTCCCAGTTGTACCGGCGATTGCGTCCGCGTCAGCCGTTGCATAAACATAATAAGACTGACCATCAGTCGAATCCGCCCAATTGGCAAGCGCGATGTGATCCGCCTTTGCGCCTTGAGGATACATAAACGTATACCAAGAAGTAGAAGCAACATTGCGGCAATATTGAATCGCCTGAACAGGCGTTTCGCCCACAGCCGTAATATCGACTTCAAGCCCGGTTCCTGTTCCGCCAGTCGTAGTTAATCCGGTAGCTACTGAATATCCAGTTCCTTGATAGCTGGATACTAGAGAAAGAGTTTCGACTACTCCGCCCGTGCCGACTGTAGCAACTTTTAATTCGCCATTGCTTGCTCCTGTTTGGACTACAGTAATAACGTCCCCTACGACGTATCCGGTACCCGCGCTTCCGGTATGCGGAATAGCAGTCTGAATAGCCGTAAGATCGAGACGGCCAATCCACAAATATTCCGGTGTAGGAGTTTGCGAGAAATAAATTGTCGCGGCAATATATTCCGGGTCAGTGGTAGTAAATCCATCGGACAACATTGATGATGCCGAAGTATATTCACGCACGCGTGGATTGGTCCCATAAGAGGGAATAGCTGCCTTAGAGCCGAGTACCAATCCCTGATTAAAAGTAGGGCCACTCACCGCAGCAGTAGCTTCCACAACGCTTACGTTGCAGATGAGAGAAAGCGGGAAGGTTGTTTGCATAACTATTCCTCCGTGATTGTTTTATCGGAAATAATTCCAGACTTGTCGTTGATAACAACCTCAACGCTTGTGCCTGTCGATTCGGTTAATGTTTGAGTTACAAATTCATTGAACTTACAAGTGAGATACGCTGCTTCCCACCATTGGTCTTGTATGTTTTGCGGCACACGCTCTACTCGGGAAATATCCGGTAGAACAAAAAGGTTTGAACAGCTTAAAATAACTGTAGGCCAATCAAGCTGAATGCCGTTGCGTATCCAGTTACCATGAGCAGTTGAATTCGGTCCCCATAGTTCCCACGTTACGTCCCATACGCGCGTCCATGTAGTCGTTTGCGTAATCTGGTAATCGCCACTTGTTATCCATCCCGTTGACTCGCGGATGCGATTGTAATCGTCGTCACGCTCTACGCAACGAAGGAAACAGTAATCATTTGAAATCGTGAATCCGGGCTGGCCTTCCGTAGCCCAATCAAGACGAACCGCGTCAAACGCCCCTGAATCAGCCCCAAAAGATGCCGTAACTGACCCGCTATCCGTCGCCTTTGCGGAAAGCGTCACTGAGGTTCCCGTAATCACCGCCACAGTCGCGCCCTGAGGCACACCAGAGGCCACGATTACCTGCCCGGCAACAATCCCGCTGCCATCCGATACCGAAGCCGCTACAGAGCCACTGGTGGTCGTTAACGTTGCAATCGTGCCCGGATTGATGCCAAGCATTTGCATCGTTAATGAGCGGAATACCAAGTTTATTTGCTGCTGAGTAAGTTCCGTTGTCGTTAGAACTGACCCGTTGGGATACGTAATTGTTTGCATTTACGCCCCCAGCATTCGTACCGCTATCGCTTTGTAATACCCGTAGTCGGAATAAGGCGCTAAAGTAGAAACCTTGTATTGTTCCCCGCGCCAAACAATAATGTCGCTGATTCCCTGATTGGCTCCAATCCGCGTAAGATAAATTGGCTGGTCAGAGTGGAATACCATTGCCCCAGTAACGCGGTCACCTTCTGGGATCATCATCAAATCGCGGAAACGAGCTACGGATACAACTCCGTAAATTGCTATAGAGGTCTCGTTATTTATCCAACCATCCGGTCCTTGCTGCCCAGACGAGCGCAAAACCGTAAACGGCTGTACAAAATCATCGTCTAGCACAACCTCTGTAACGTTTATCACTTAACCACTCCAATAATTGCCGCCCGTAAAACTCCCGTGTCAATTAACGGCTTATCGCTACCTTTACGCGCAATCGTTGCAGGTTTGTTAGGTGCCCAATGATTACGGCTATCTGTAAACCATTTGCGGCTTGCATTCTGACCAGCGATAGATGCGCGTTTCAAACCGTTCATCATCCCCTTTTGATCTCCGTGCATTGCCGCTTTAGAGGATTCAGCTAGTTCACGAGAAATAATTTTTCGATTATCAGGTGCAGCAATTGCAGGTTCGATTACTGGACGCGCGGGGATTCCTCGCTTCATAGAGCCTTTGGTATGGATAAAAAGCAATTCCGCATTATTGATGTCGTTATCTTCGGCTAGCTTACTCATAATATGCTGGCCACGCTTTGATAACTTGCCTGATTTATTCGGTTTAAGTTTTTCCGCAATAGATAATAAAGCTGTTTGCCGATTACTCTTCGATGACGGTATTCCAACATAAGCCGCATGGCTCGACATAATCTTTTTTAAATTGTCGAACGGATTAGTCCCTGATTTATGTTCCATCGAAACAGGCATTACCGAACACCAATTGGTCCCGAACCAACAACCATTGCCATAGACGCAAACTGAATGCCGTACAACGTAAGGTTGAACGATCCCCAATCGGCCAAGCACTGCAAAGGCTGATAAGATGTGCTTACATCTCCAACCGATTTACTGACCTGTATTCCTCCGGCCATGCCTTGCGCGGCAATCATCCCTGCCGTAGCGCCCGCAGGAGAATTATCTGATTTAAGATACAGCGTACAGTAATGGGCTATAAATAAGCCCATAGCAACAACCCACATCGATGATCCGTATCGTGCTGCCATCAAACTCGCTTGAGCAAGATTGATATACATCTGAATAATAATGACGGGCATCTTTGGCGCAGTATAAATATTTACAGATTGAAAACCAAGCGCGGCAGAAGTAAGGCTAGAAATCGTTATAGTGGTCCCGCTCACGCTCGTAATAAGAGTCGCGTCAGGTATTCCAGCGCCAGTTATAAGCTGGCCGGATGATACTCCCGTGGCATCAGTAAGCGTAATCGTATTTGACTGGCTATTTGCGGTTGCCGTAAACGCTGTCGGAGTGCCGAAGAATTTAGAATGGTACAAAAGGAAATCCGCTATATTGTACTTGGGATTGTTACCAAACACAATACCAGCGGCCGCTCCGTATCCTGCTATCAATGCGCCGTAATCTACACTAGCTACCCCAGTTATCTGGTCAAAAAACGCATTGAATAGAGTCGATCCTGTCGTCGCCATTATTGCTCCGATTCTTCCTTGCGCGGTCTTCCACGATGTTTCTTGGTCGTCTCAAATCCGTCTTCGACTTCCGCGTCTGACGCTTCTTGCGCTTGCAATTGAGGCGCTGCGTCTTCAGGCTTATCGTCCTGTTCTTTATTCGTAAACTTTACTTCTTCAACCGATCCGGCGTTTAGTGCGTCACAGAATGGTTTAAGATTTTCAAGCCACGCGGGAACAAGCTGCAACACATCAGTTATCGGCCACGAAACATGATTATGGCCTTCATGAAAACCAATTGCTCTATGGACGATAATGTACATACAATCTCCATTTATGGGGGCCACCAGTTCTGATAGCCCCCATAATTTGATTAACTAATACCGTAGTAATAGCCGATGGTCGTAGGACGATTGATTTTCACAACGCCCACGTTGCCCAGATACAATGCTTCAAACGCGCCACTGACCACACTAAGCGGACCACCGTAGCGCTGAATCTGCTGCGCAATGGTCAAGCTCAAGCAATCCTTGTCGAATTTGTAAGCAACAATCTGGTTTGTAGTTCCTGTGCCAGTGCCATCAATCCACGGGCCGGGAAGTGGGTAAACCTCCGGCTCCTGATGCGTGATGCCAACGCCATAAGAACGTTTCTTGATCCAATCCAAAATCGATTCCGCAACCTGCACTCCGCCAACAACCATAGGCTGA